CTTTTGGCTTGTCAATCTCATCAAGGTAAGGAATGAGTTCCTCAGAAACATAGCTAGGTTTGGTTGCTTGGTTTCGGTCAATGAGGTTGTCAATCTCTTTCTTGGCTTGATCCATAGCAGCAGGTAAGTCATCGCTCTGAGCCTTGAGGTGAATCATGGTGCCAGCCTGTGCGAGCTTTCGCCTGGTTGATTCCTCAACTACCTTGGTGGCGTAGTAGCTCACACTTGCAGCAGTCGGGGTTGCTGTCATGCAGTCATGCAGGAAGCTTGCAAACCGAGGCAACCTTGCAGAAACAGTGACAACATCCAAAGGCAACCTGTCACGCTTTATCTCAAGCATGGCCTCATAGATTTTGCCATTGTTGAGGTCGTAAAAGTCTGCCGGTGTAAGTGTCAGGTCATCGAGTGCTTTGCCGTTAGTTAGCAGCACTGAGCCAATGACTGATTCCTCGAAGTTGCTCACTTGATCCTGCCGTAGATTGGGGTGGGGAATGTTTTGGGTTGCTCAACTTGGACTGTATCGTAAAGCTCTTTGTTTAGCCAAGAGGCTGGGTAGGGGATGTATTGCTGGTCGGGCAGTTTGCTCTCAGAGTATGCCTTGACAAGTCCAATCAACTCATCAGCGGTTTTTTTCTTTATTGCTTGTTTCCAAGCTTTTATGGCATCAGCTTTAGCTACCTTTTTTGGATACAACAACCAGAATGTTTCAAAACTTTCAAGGTCGCTTTTAAGTGATGGTTCTTTGATGGTTAATATTATGTTTTGCGTGCCAACAGGTGTCACCCCTGATTTACCTGAGCTGTCACCCCTGCTTACCCAGTCTGTCACCCCTGATGCTGAATCTGTCACCCCTGAGCCAATCGTTATCCAGTAAAGGTTGGTCTTGTATTGGGTCTTTGTCGGTGCGTTTTGTATCTCAACTTTTAGTTCACCAAGCTCAACCAGCTCTTGGATGTCACGCTTGACTGAACGCTCTGAGGCGTTTGCGTATCTTGCCAGGGTAGAGATAGAGGGCCAAGCACCATGATCTCCAAGGTGGTTAGCAATACCTAGCAAGACAAGCTTTGCCCTGCCGGTTGCTCTGGAATTATTTAGGACTAGGGATACTGCTTCAATGCTCATAGCTGCATCTCCATCTTGCTTAGTCTTTCGTTAGCTGTGTCAGCGTACTCTTGGCTAATCTCTGAGCCAATAAAGTTTCTGCGATTTAGCTTGGCCATCTTTGCTGTTGTCCCACTGCCCATAAATGGGTCATAAACAACATCACCCTCATCAGACCAAGTAAGGATGTGGTCTTGTGCCAAAAGCTCTGGGAATGGTGCAGGATGCTTCACGCCGTTCATGCTGGTTGTGTATTTCCAAATGTTATTGCGTGGGCTAAAGTCTGGAACTGGGTTCTTTAGCTTGCCAGAAAAGTCTTTGTGTCCTGCCCATTTATTTGGCTTGTCAATAAGCAGACTGCACTTGGGTTTGCCCTTAGCAAAGACAAACATAAACTCAAAGATTTGTGTGTATCTGTTCCCAGTTCGACTGGCTGGGTAAGTCGGGCTGTTCTTTTCGTACACCATTGTGTCGTGTATCTTGAAGCCCAGAGATTGAAAGAATAATGCTTGCCTAAAAGATGTGCCCGATTCAGAGCCATTTTTAGTAGCATCACCAACTACCCAAACTACCGATGAGTTGTCTTTTAGGATCCTGTAAAGCTCTTGGGCCACACGCTCAAAGTCAAAGGTGAAGCCGTTGTATTTTCTTAGGTCATCATAAGGTGGCGATGTCAGCACAAAGTCAATAGAGCTGTCGGGCATCCTTGCCATCGTGTCAAGACAGTCCTCAACATAGATTTGGTCAAGCCCAATGCTCATCTTGCTGCTGCTCTCTCAGCCATCAGCATCATTACAGTTGGGCTGATGACTCTGTTATCGTAGCCCTCTTTGACCAGCATTACCCATTGGCCGTTGTCTAATCCCATAGCCTGATAATCCATCTCGGCCATAAAGATGTTGCCGCCGTACATTGACAGCACCTCAGCGAGGTTTTTATTTTCCCAGTTAAACATAAAATGTGCCTTTCTCTAAAGAGTTGGCACACTATAATTGCAGAGATGCCAACAGACTAATTGTTGGTATTACGCCGTCTAGGGGTTCCGATCTCTAGGCGGCACTTTTATTTAGTTGTGGTTTTACCTTAGCACCCTAAAAGTACTCGATGTCGTTGTTAGGCACAGGTGTCTTGTTGAAGTCGTTGTCTAATAGCCACCAGCCGTCACCCATGTAAACAGGGGTAAACTCAGGCACTTGGTGTCTTTCCAGCTTCCAGCCAAACAACCTGCCCATCTCGGCAAACCTAGCGTTGGACTCAAGCATAAAGTTGGCAGTGCTGCAAAGCACAATGATGTTGCTAGGTCTGTCTAGGGCTCTACTGCCACCCATGCCTCGGTTAGCTCGATGCTGAGGGATAAGCGTGTCATCTGTAGTTCCACAGTGACTGCAACACTTGTCACGATCAAGGAACTTGTCAAACTGTTTTTTATTCATCATCTTCCCAAGGGTCGTGTTTCTTAGCTGGCATCTCGCCTGGTTGGAATCCCATAGCAAGTTGCGTGTCTGCTAGACCGCTGGTTGGTGTGTCGGCGATGTCTTGCTCTTGACAGGTGTGATTCCTTCGCCACTCTCGGACAAGCTTGATTGGGTCAGGTTCATCGGTTTTGAACTTGGCCCCACATGAGCAGGTTTCGGCTATCACTCAGCAAGGCTACCAGCTAGGCGTGTTTCCACTGTATTTCGACATTTTTGCTGATGACTGCCATCATTGTGGCTTGGTCTGACAAGGTTTTTAGCTTAGTTCGGACCCTGTTGTATTCGGCTTTGGCTAGGTCAGCCTTTAGCTTTTCCTCTACTGCTTGCAACTTAGCCACAGCTTGCCGGTCTGCCACAGTCCCAGCGTTGTTGATAAAGGCTAAAGACACAGCCTTGTCATAAGTGGCCTCAGCATCAGCCATCTTGCACTCTGCGTCATAGAGGGCATTAGCCCCCTTGTCCATCTCCGATGTTATGCGTTGGAGTTCCTGGACTATGTGGCTTGGTGTAATAATTTCCATCTCTTAGCCTTCTCGCTCTCTCTCTTTGTAGTTGCCACAGCTCTGATACAAGGTCAAGTTCCCCTCGCTCAAACTGTTGTTGCAGACACTCTTGAAGCTCAACTATTGAGGTCAGTAGTATCCTCTGTGCTTGTCGGTCCAACTGCTAGTTCCTGTATCTTTGCAAGGGTTGCCGGTGCTGCGTTAGCAGTCTTGGCTTGGCTGTATAGCAATCGTAGCCCCTCGATGTCATTGCCTAGATTTGTTGCCATTGCAATCCAGTCTTTGCTTGTTGCTTTGGGTGTTGCACCTCTGGCAACCTTTTCCATCTCGGTGCGACTAGCCCTCTTGTTGCCTGAGTAGTTTGCATTTGCCAATGCTCTACCGATGCTGCTGGTTTCACAGACCTCAAGTGCCGAGGTTGCCTGTGGGCCTTTGTTGCTGTCAACCTCAAAAGCTAAACCTGATGACTTTGGTAGACCCTTTTCTTGATCATCGGCTGTGAGGTAAACCCATGAGCGAGTGACCCAAGTGCCAACCTGTCTGTCTTGCAGTGTGGTGATGTTGTCGGTGATGATTCTGCCGTCAGGGTTGTCTTTGTAGAACCGCCTGATGCGTTCCTCAACTGTTTCGTAGTCTTGCAAGTTGAATCCAGCCATTTACTTTTCCTTCCTTAGTGTTATTAGTTCACAGCCACTAACGCTGATCTCTAAAAACTTTTCTTGTGATGTGTAGCTTGTGTCTTTGACAATAACTGCTGCCTCAGACAATGCTTCCTCAAAAGCAACTAAGGCGTGAGTCTTGTCATCGTTGACTGTGATAAACAAGGTCATCCTGTCGCTGTCAATAAACTTTCTCTTTCGCTCTGCAAAGTGCAGTGTGTCGTAGGGGAACTTGTCACCTATCCAGTTGTGCTTTACCTCAACCTCTACCTGGTACTCGATGCCATTAGGGTCAAGTGCCAACAGGTCAATGCCGTATTGGTCAGGGTTGACCCAAGCTTCCCAGTGGTTTGACTCTAGGAAGTCAATGACTAGGTGCTTGGCTTTGTCATCGTTGTCGTAAAGCTCTTGGCTAAAGGGTTTCATTTTGCCTTTTCATGGTGCAAGTAAGGCATCCCACCGGCTCTTGATCTCAGGCTGATGAGGTGGTCACCATAAACTAGCCCTCGCTTTTTACCTTCCATCGCTTTTACTACCCGACTCTTGAGCTCTGTCAGTTTGGTTGTAGCTGCCTCGGCATCTGTCACAGCGTTGAAGTAGTGCACCCCAAGCTCATCCAGGTCAACCTCGCCATCCTCGATGTTTGGGTTCAAGGCTCTGACTGTTTCTAGTGTTGAGTTGCTACCATCCCAGTCAGGCATCTTTAGATCTAGGCAAGCCTGTCGGAATCTGACAGCAGCGTCAAACAATGTTGTGGCCTCAAACTCATCCCACTCGATGTCGTATTCCTGGTAGCTCGACCCTGCAAGGGCAACGAGCTTGGCTTGCTTGATACCAAAGACCTTCATGTACCAAAGCACTTGAGCCCGATAACTCTGTGGCACCTGTGTCCAGTAATCCCTAGAGAACTTGACCTCAACAATCCCCCACTCACCATTGGCATCAAGGTAAAGGCCGTCAGGGTTTGCTCGCATCCAAGGGTAAGTTTTGTTTGCCCAAGTTCCTGTTGTCAAGATCGTTAGCTCAGGGTGCTCATCTGCAAACAGCTCAAGGATTGGTTCCTCAAGTATTGTGCCGAGCTTCATGCTCATGTTGGGTGTGACCTCATCAGGAATCTGTCCTGTTTTCTTGGCCCAAAGTGTGATGGGTGAGGTCCAACTTGAGAGCCCTGCACAAGCAGCTATATCGCTGCCCCCAATAACCCCTGGCTCATTGCGTAGCTCATGCCACTCAGGACTGCCGTTAGCAAAGTCCCCTAGTAGGACTGCCTCAAGCAACTGGTTTGATTCGCTTGGTAGTTTGGATACTGGCAAGGTGTTCCCTCTCTTTCATCTTGTCCGGCAACCCACGCTAACTCTCTCGGCGTGGGTTTGCCATTTGTGTTGAGATTAGTCTAAGTTGACCCTATGACAAGACAACTCGAAAGAAAATACATTGAGCTCCAACACGCCATAACTGAAAATGGGGGTGTTCAATGTAGCCAGTTACCTGAGTGCTTTTTTCCAGAGGATGAGCCTGATCTATATCTGCGTAAAAAGTTAGTTGCAGTAGCAAAGGAAGTCTGCAATGACTGCCCTGTCAGGCTAAGGTGCTTTGACTATGCCCTATCAGCCCACATGGTTGGTATCTGGGGTGGGACAACTACCGAGGAAAGACAGAAACTCAGGTCAAACTGACACGCTGTAAGGCTCGTAGAGGGCTTGGGACTACCTGCCTAGACTGATACCCTTGCCAAGGCTGTAAAGCCCTGTAAAGGGCTTATAGGGCTGTTTAGGGGCTATTCGCCAGAATCAGGGTCAGTAGGGCTGACTGCTGCCTGAACCTTTGCACCAATGCCGTACTCGTCTTGGTTAGGGTCTAGGGCTTTGATAAGTGGGCCAAGGATACCTGCAAGCAAAGCTGACAAGGTAATCTGTCCTGGGTCCTCGATACCGGCAAGCAACATTGCACCAACAGCAGCAAGGGCAGCTCTTAGGTATGAGCCGAGTGCAGCCTTTAGCTGTCTGATTGAATCCTCGGTCTTTAGTCTTTCGATAAGGTCTTTCACTTTAGTTTCTCCATTGCTCGGTGTGTCTTGATGTAGCTGATTGGCTCTGTGTATCTGGTGCCGTTGTTGGTCCAGATGTAAGTCTTGCCACGCTGAATCTCAAAGTGTAGGTGTGGTCCAGTCGAAGCCCCTGTGTTTCCAGACTCAGCAATGAGCTGACCCTCGGTGACTAGCTGACCCTTTTTGACCTTGAGGCTACCTTTGCGTAGGTGCATATAGCTTGAGGTGATCCACTCTTTGTTTACCTTGTGGCGAATCTTGACAATGTAGCCACCACCACCAGGCTCACCTGATGCAAGCTTGATTGTGCTGGGACCAGCAAAGATAACCTTGCCAGCCTCGATAGCTTTGACATCAGTACCAACAGCCGATGCGTAATCAACACCATTGTGGTGTTTGCGTTTCTTTTCTATCGGGTGTATTCGCCAGCCGTAAGGTGAGCTGATGCGTGGGACTGGTTTGTCAAAAGGGAATCTCATGGGTCTAGTTTACCAAGATGCTAAACAGGGCAGACATCAAGCCTGTAATACCAGCAGCAAGACCTGTGTAGGCAATCTTTTCAATCCATGCCAGGCGAGCAAGGGTCAGCTCTACTTCCCTAAGTCTGTTTGGTACTTCGTCAAGGTGGTCCAGCTTCTCAAGGATCTTGACAAGGGTTTCACCATGCTCAAGTTGCTTGGCGTAAATTGCTTGCTGGGTAATGCGTACCCCAGTTGTTTCCTCAGCCATTATGCGGTTAGGGCAGCGATTTCATCAGCAGTCAGACCAAGAGCTGCGAGCTTTGCGTTAGCTGAAGCCTTTAGTGCTTCCTGCTCTGCCTCTGCAGCTAGGCGATCCGCTTCCTGAGCTTCATAAGCTAGTCGGTCTGTTTCTCGCTGTGCTAGTTCCTCGGTTGTTAGGGGAACGATTGTCTGCTCTCCTGTTGAGCAATCTATTACTAGCTTGGTTGGGGTGTTTGTCATTTTTCTTTCTTTCTTGTTATGGAGAAGTAGTTACGATTCCGTCAGTTCCTTTTGTTATTCCGTAAAGTGAGATTGTTGAATCTGCTAGCCAAGTGGTGGCAGTAAAAGGTGAAATAGAAATGCTTGTAATGGCTGCTGCGTTAGACCACAATCCAGCAATTAGACCCTGAAATGAAGATGTGGCATTATTTTCTGTAACTCCATCACCTAACCAGCTTTTAGTTGCGCTACCTGAATAGTTTGGCAAGTAGATAGCCGTATTAGAAAATGTATTAGCAGTTAGTCCATTTCCAGGGGCTAAACCTAAAACACGGGCAGAAGCACCTGTTGTAAATGTGTTAGAGATAGCTCCGGTTCCTGTGCCCACAAGCTCTCTAGCATTATATCCAGTTGTAGTTGAGTTAAATGAACCAACTAAATACTCTTGAGTTCCTGTATTTGCTCTAACTGAGGCTAATATAACTAAATCTGTGAAAGTTTGAGGAATTGAGGTTAACTCGATTGTGGCTGCTGCTGTTCCTAAAGTAGTTGTTTGTATAAGCGTCATTGTCATTTCTAGCTCACAATTCCGTATAAGGCGAAAGTTGAGCCAGCAACAAAGTTTGTAGTCGAATTATTTGTAAGCGTAATAGATGTAATGGCGGAAGTATTAGACCACCTCGTATTTACAAATTCCGCAACCGAAGCTAAGATATTAACAGACTTTCCGAGGCCCAGCTTAAATTTATTCGTTATTGAATAATCAAAAATCTGAAAAATCGCAGGGCTTGGATTTGTATTGCTGCTGTTTGAGGTAGTGAGTCTGCCCATTTCGTGAAATGTTGATGAAGCTGCCTGATTGCTATCGGGAGTAGTTCCTTCTCCATAAAGACGAATCTGCGCATAATTTGAGCCAGTATCAGAATTATACCTTAGGAATATGGCATCAACCCCAGTAGCAGTAGTAGAGCTTCTTGCGGAAGTAATCAAAATCAAATCCCTATAGGTAGCAGGAATATTGCTAAAGGTAATCGAGCTTGCTGCCGTACCAAGTGTCAGATTAGCTAGTGCTGTATAAGTCGATGTTGGCATTTGTTATCCCTTTATTCCGTATAATGAAAATCTAGAAACAGAATCAAAATTATTAGCTGAAGTGGTAAGTGTAATGCTGGTAACTGCGGCAGTATTGAAAAGCGCACCGCTCATTAGATAAAGGCGATTTGTAACTGCCACCATTCCATAGATTGCTTTTATGGTTTTATTTTTAGTTGTGCTGTTGTAATCGAGTATGTCAATAACTCCAGCTGAGGCAAAGTTAGTCCCAGCGGCTGACATTGACTCCACCATTGGAGCTGCGGTTTGACTTGTAAAAGCTGTTGATGTGGCTGATGTGCCATTTCCCAATAAGTTATGCCCCGCATAAGAAGCAGAAGTAATGCCATTCATAGTTAGGTTCATCCGATTCGCAGTAGAGCTGTTCTTAGCGGTATATCTTATTTGAAGATGTTTATAGTCTGAAGGTATAGAGCTAAAGGTAATGACCCCAGATGAGCCAGTTCCAAAAGCAGTAGAGATAAGCTCGTAAGCACCAAGACCACCTGCCCCTGCTGCTGAAAAAATACCTAACGCTGACAGAGTCATTTAGACGCTCGTTGCGTTACCAATAATGCGGTAAGAGTTAGTGCCAACGCAAACAACGGAAACTGCGTCATACCGCTGACCGATTGTGTAGGCAGATCCTGCAACACCTCGACCTGCCAAAGTAGTGGCTGTTCCGTCACGCTGGATTCTTACTACCCCTGCACCATCCTGCAAGATGTCCACTCGCTCGCCAGCCTGGAAAGCTGTGGCAGTTCCGATGGTCACTGTCACTGCTGATCCTGCACTAAACAGCAAGGTCTTGTAGCGGTCATCGGTTAGGACTGTGTAGGTAGTGGCTGTTGAGCTGGTAAGGGTGACCTCATTGGAGAGGTATAGGTTCACATCAGCGGCTGCTAGGACTTCACCAGCGGTAAAGGTTTTTCTTGGCATTGGGTTCCTTAGTTGTTGTTTTTAGTTTACTACTCGTAGGCCAAGCGGTCATTGTCCAGCTCACCCAAGATTGCGTCATCGAGGATAAAGATGGCAAAGTCAAGACGCTCTAGGGCAAAGCTTATGTTCTTGCTGGCTGGGTTCCAATCATGCTTGACTCCAAGAATCCGGCAATACTGCTCAATGGCAGGTGGGATGTCAGAGGGCTCAAACCTGACCTGCACAATGTCACCGATTTCAAGGTCAAGCACCTTGTCTTGGTTCTCTGTGGTCAAAGTGTCCAGGACAACTGTGACTGTTTCAAAGCGATACTGAGGCTGGCTGTACCTAGCCAGTAAAAAGTCAGCCAAGAATTGTAGCTGGGATGGGTCTTGGACTAACAAGCCTGACTGCGATAGTGACCTTGGGCCATAGACAACCTGTGACTCAGCATCCTCGGCAAATGCTTGCTCAGGGATAAGGTCAGCATTGGATAGGGCAATTCGGTTGTAAAGGTTCTCAGATCCATAGACAATGTTGACATCTGCAAACTGGATGCCTGTGTAAGCACCTGCAACTATCTCATCACTAAAGACTAGGTCAGGGGTATTGGGTACAGCGTTTCTCTCTTGGTAGACAACCTTGCCGTCTTTAGAAAGAAACAAGTTGCCAAACTCTGAATTGGATACAAGTTGCAGATACTCAAGAGTGCCAGTTCCCTCAGCTACATCATTGTCAAGCATTACTGAGTTGCCGGTGTCAATCTCTCTTAGGTCACTAGGCCAAGCAACCTCTGGTCTGTCTAGGACTGCTGAAACTCTTGCCCCTGATAGCTGTGAGGTTGGGGTAAAGCCATCGAGCTCTGAGTTAGCCAAGACCGATAGAGCGTCAGAAACATCTATCCTTACAACCGACTGCTTGCCTGGTTCATACTGGATGTCAAAGTCATCTATAAGCCCAACAAAGACTGGCTTGTCATTGCTGGTAATTCTTACTGCCCTGCGAGGAACTAGCTGACCAAAGTAAGGGCCATCCTGATACAAGGGGTCAAAGCGTCTGTCTGAGTTGTCAACAGTAATAGAAACCACACCTGCGTCAATACGATCTAGGGCTTGGTTTTTACCTCTTGCAATCTGGCAACTAACCAGCCTGTCTGTGATGTCAAAGAATCTGTCACCACTCAGGGTGTAGGTAACGCTGTCTAGCTTTCCCCTTGGGTCATTGTCAAGGATGAAGGCATTGGGATCTCTAAGGCCAAGGTCAAGACCTAGCTCAAGTTTTACTGCTGGGGCTGGCACTAGGCACCCTGCCAAACAGCACCAGAAACACGCTCATAGTCTTTGATGGCTTGGACAATCGCCTGGCCGATAGTTGCACCAGAACCAACACCACCATTGACATTTATGTTGTAAACATTTTGCTGTGCTTGGGTACCAAACATGGCGTTGGTGCCTGTTGTTGCTATCTGCCCTGCAAGGTTCCCAAACTCTGCGTACCCTGCGTTGATTCCTGCAAGTGCCTCTGGGCCACCCATAGTCAGAGCCTCAGCTAATGCTGCACCTGCCATTGGACCTTGGGCGATTACCTGCTGTAGCAATGTGGCGTTGAGTCCTAGCCCTGCAAGCTTGCTGATGTTGGCAGCAAACTTTCGAGTGCGGTCAAGTAGCTTGTTCATGTTGCGGATAATGGCATCGGTGGATGAGCCTAGCTGAGGTAAGTCAAAGGCTCCCAAGATGGTGTTCTTGATGTTGGCAAAGGTTGTCTTGACTGATTCTAGGAATGACTCATAAACACGCTTTTGTTCTGCCAGGCGAGCTGCTCTAGCGGCAGCAGCAGCAGCCGCAACAGACGCTTCCTCGGCAGCAATCGAGGCAAGCTCTGCTTTACCTGCCTTGGTCTTGTTGAACTTAGCCTGGGCTTTTCTTGCAGATTTGCTGTTTTTAGTCAGACTGCTAAGTACCTTTTTGAAAGATTTTGAGCTTTTTGCGGTGCTTAGAATCATGTCAGCGAAACCTGCACTGATGCCTGTGTTGAGTAGCCTAGTTTCTCTTGAGGCCATCCGACCCTCACGCTTTAGGGCTGCACTGATGCTTTCCTTTTTAGACCTAGCCCCACCAGCTTTTGGAGCGGTCTGAGTAGTTTGGTTTTTAGCGTCAAACTCAGTTTGCTTTGCATCAAAAGCCGAGCCACCAAAAGAACTGGCTACTGCACCTGCTGTCTGCCGGATAAGTGTGTAGGTGGTTGTTATCTCTTTAGGTAAGTCATCAAGCTGCTTTCTAAGGATTCCGACTTTTCCACCAACAGCCTCAAGTTCATCACCAAACTTGACCACACCCCCCTTTGCTTTACCAGCCCACTCATTTGTGTTGGTAAAGGCAGCAACCAAAAGTGCCAGGCCAGAGATAATGGCGACAATCGGAATAAGCCTCAATGCTGTTGAGAAAATAGTTGTTGCTGTAGTGGCTAAAGCAGTTTGAGCAGTAGCTTGGGCAACTGACCACTTGTAAAGATCTGTAGCCACTTTAGCTATACCGGTGACAACAGCCAATGTTTTGTATGCAGTGTTCACTGCAAAGATAGCGACTGTGAGCTGGGCAATAGCTGTGGCGTTCTCAATAAAAAACTTGGCTGTGTTCATCAAGTCGGTTGTCAGGGCTTTCCAGTCAACAGCCTTTACAGCAGCAACTAGCTGAGTGCCTAGATCTTTAACCAAATCCCTAACGATTGGAAGTAGCTCCGCCATTACTGGAAGCAACTGGTTGCCAATTTCAATCTGGGTATTGCTTACCTCAGCGTTTAGAATCCTTAGCTGGTTAGCAAGTCCATCAGAGGTGTTAGCAAAATCGCCAGAGGTCTTGTTGGTTGCTTGCATAAGCAAGCCATAACGAGCCTGTACCTTTTCTGTTTCAGTTAGCTGTTTACCAACTGCACCAATACCATTAGCCATCGCATAGGCTTTGACCTCTGAGTCAAGAAGGTTGATACCAAAACGCTTTAGGGGTTCTGCCTCACCTGCAAGACCAGACTGGAATACCTGTAAAGCCTCAGAGACCTCGATGTTGAAAACAGAGGCAAAGTCGCTGGCACGAGTGGAGATCTCGGCAATGAACTTTGAGGCATCTCCACCAGAGCCGACAATACGCTCGGCAAAGGCAGAGAACCTAACTGCTGCATTGTTGAAGTCAACTTGAGATACACCAAGGGTTGTTGCAGCGGTCTTTCCAAAGTCAATGATGCCTTGAGCTGACTTACCAAAAGCAACATTTACAGCGTTGACTGATTCGGAATAGCTCGATGCTGTCTGGACAGTCTTGGCCAGACCAACTCCGATAGCACCGATAGCCACACCGGCAACAGCAAAGTTTCTGCCTAATGAGCTGATAGATCCTTGAAGCTGGGCAAAACTAGCGTTTGCTTGCTTTAGGCCTTTAGGGTCAAAGCTGGTGAGTATGGGGATTCTAATTGCCATTAGCGAACCTTAAGCTTGTAGTTGATTTTCTCTGAGTATTTTTCTATGGTTCTCATCATGTCGGCAGCAATGCCGTCAACCTTGCCAGCTAGTGCTGGGTAGATGTAGCGAGATGGAACTCCACCGAGGTTGTCGGTCATGCCCTTACCTTGTCCGGTGATTCTGTATTGGAAGGATGCGGTTTGACCACGCCTAACAACTGACCTTGACTTGGTTGGCCTTTGTCTGCCTGAGCCACCGATGCGACCCCTGCCCTTGTATTCGTAGGGTATGCGAGGTCCATGCATCATTGTCTTTCGGCCAGCCATGTCAGCAATCTCAAGACCTACTGCATCGCCAGGAGATACAACCTGCAACCTGACAAGTGGGATTGTGTCGCTGTTTATAGCCCTGCCAAGTAGCAGTTGAGCATTGACCTTGGCACCGGCAAAGCGAGTGCGGCCATAGTGGTTCATGCCCGACAGAGGTGAGGTTGATGGCAGGTTAGATCTAATAGCTGAAACTGCTGGCTCTGCGATCTGTCGGATGTCTTTGCGTAGTTCCTTGATTGAGCCTGGTTGCACAGCATCTAGTAGTTGCAGCATCTCTTTGACACCTTGCACTCTGATGGTGGTAATTGGGCTGGCCAATGAGGACTCCTAGATTGGATAACAAGCTCTATTCTACCCAAAAGAAAAACCCCCTTTCGGGGGCTTATCTTTTTTGAGTGCGACTCTGATTCCTAAAAATCAGATACCTGCTGATGGTCCAGAGCATCCTCTCATCAAGTTCTAACAACTCTCTTGGACTGATGCCAGTTTCGACTGCCAGAGATGCTATAAACCAATGAGCTGATTGGTCACCTAGACCCTTTATGCTTTTGGGTCATCGGATGCAGCGACAGATACAACTCCATCAACCCAGTCATCAAAGGTCTTAGCAGTTGCCTTGGTGCGTGTTTCACTTGCCCAAGCTAGGAAAAGCAGGTGAGTAATCTTGAGGTCTTTGTCTAGGTTGGCAATGGAGATGTTGAAGTTGGACTCAAACTTCACCATGTCAGATGCTAGGCAGATAACCTCTTTGGTTTCACCAGGCTTGTCGCTGTACTCTACTTGTAGGTTTATTTTCATGTTCTGAGCTTACTATGCGGATGGAGCTGTGCCACGCACAACTTCACCGGTCACAGGCCACTGGATACTTAGGCTTGCAATATCACCGATACTGCCAGCAAAAGGCTGGTACTGGGTCACTAGAGCATCAAAGCGGTACTCAGGGTTGGTTGCGGTGACTGTGCCTGATGTCGGGGCAATCTTGATTGCAACAGTTGATCCCATAAGTGGGAACAATAGAGCGTCAACAGAGCCAGCAGCAAAGTCCTGCATGAAGTCAAGAGATACTGATGCGTCTCTTAACCCCCCAATCCTCGTTCTGTAAGTATTGCCAAAAGATGTTGTTTCGATTTCATCGGTTGTGATGTCAAGGGTCACCGAGTTGATTGTTGATGACAGGTTGGTTGTGCCAACTGTAATCTTGTAGTCTTGTGCAAAAAACTTTGCCATTTATTTCTCCTAGTTTGCTATGACTGTGACTGTGAAGTCGGCAGCCAGGTAT